CTCTTGGACACTACACATGCTTCGTCAACCGGACGGAGGAATCGAACCTCTTTTGATGCCATAGCGCAAGCGCTTGGCAACGACCAGCCTTCGGTGGCTGGCGGACTACCTTGTCCCATGTGTGAATGGTTCTCTTGTCTTCGTGCTGCAACCCTTACAGCTCCAAAGAGAAATCTGCGCGCCGCGAGGCGCACGGACCTTGCGCAGCTCACGACATCTGCGAGAACTGCTGCACGCCACGTGCTTTGCGTGCTCCAGGCTGCCCGAAATTCTGGACAGCCATCTTCTGACCGGCGCCACCAGTGCGGCGCCGTTGTGCGGCCTGAATGTGCTGAGCGGCGCGCTGACGCTGCCGCCCTGCAATCGAATTATTGCGCACCATGCCCGCCACATCACGAACACCCTGCACAACAGCTGGCAACGCCTGTGCCTGCTTGACGGCCCCCATTCCGTTGAGGATCATCTGTGCGGTGCTAACCAGAGGAAAAGCACCTGGGATCACGTTCTTTGCGACATTAGCGATGGTGTTGAACCACTTGCCTAGGTCATTCCACCCCTGAGGACATCCCGGTGGCAAATGATTTGCGATCAGGTTGTACAGGAGCAGCGCATTCGGATCAAAGGTCGCACTCGGTTGGGCAAGTGCCAGGAACGTAGGCTTGTTGGCAGCCGGCAGGCGCTCAAGGCCGACGCGCCAAGTCACGAAGAGCGTCGATTGCGGTGAAAGGCCAGTGAAGTAGCCCGCCGCAGTGCTCATGTGCGAAAAGTGCGTGGCCGGCGCCGCGTTGTATGCCGACTTGTAATTGCCAATGTCAGGACCGGCGACACCAATGAACGTGTCGCCAACGAGGCCCGGTGAAACTATGCTGCCGACAGTGAACGGCGCAGCGCCGGAAGCGCCGACAGGCAAGTACCCCGAGTCCTCTTCAGCACTAGATTGATTCTGCTGAATGACATAGTTGCGCATGGTGGCGGCCTGGAATGGATTGTCTCCCAGGAACTTCGCCGTGCAATAGCAACCGTCCTGCGCAGGCCACGTGTGTGATCCCGGCATAATCTTGGCCTCTGCGATGGTGTTTGGCGGAGACCGAAAAGTGTTGGAGGCATACGATTGGATGCGAGGGCCAGGATCTGCAGACGTGTTGTCCTGCATACCCGCGATCTGGCTTGTCTCGTACGAATGCCCGTACTCGTAAACAGTGACCGCGCCCTGCTTGTAGATCTGAGCTGTCGTGTTGACCACCTCAAACCCCGAGTACACGATGCGGTAGACGCCCAAGTCAGTCTCGTCAAAGTCGAGATAGTTGTCAAGGACGATATTCTGAACCGCATACCCGCCAGCTGCAACTGCGGGGCAGTGCGTTGGCGTAAAAGTCATGTCAGCTCCCTTGGGCTGACCAGCTGGCACAGAATTGATGACGAGGCCATCCATACGAGCCGTGACCGGCACACCATCTGAACCACCAATAGTGGAGATGTAGCCGGCAGGCCGTGGGGTGGCTCCGTTACTGCCCTGTGGTAAAATCTTCCCTGCGCAATTGTAACCCTCACTCGCGGGGAATGGCGCCCCAGATGTGACCTTACCGTTAGGCTTGGCCCAGTCAATGGGAGAGAGCGCGATATGGCAATCCCAGTTCGTGTTTGCCGCTAACCCAGTCGGTGCTGAGATCTCCGCGGATTGACGAATTTTTACGATCACGGTAGGCTCCGTGTTTACATCCGGATACCCCTTGAGGTTGTCCAGCTGCAGGTCGTGGAAGGGATCGAGGGAATACTTAAGCCAGTCACAGCCCTCGTCAGTGATCTGGCGTGAAGCGCAGAGGCCGCGCATCGGGTCTTTGGCGCGTACTGCTTGCACCAGCTGCTGTGGCGTCATTGTTGGCGTTGAATCCGCCATAACGCCCTCCTTTCTGCCACCGGTTAAGGTGGCAAAGCCTGTAGCTTTCGGGGGGTCAATCCTCACTCAACCTGACCGATTCGGCAGCAAACCTAACGGTCTCAAGCGCCGAGAACCATCCCACGCGTGTTCTTCGTGCGTGTAGAAAGAAGCGCTTGATGAGAAGGCGTCGCACGCCACCTCACGCCCAAGCGCGAGGTGGCGTTTTCGAACCCGCTTCCTCCTCCTGGAGCAGCTCGTCCAGCGCAAGCTGGGCGGCTTCCGCGAGCTCGTCGAGTGAGCAGTCAGGCATGCATGACTGCGACGGCTGTGCGGAAAGCAGGTTGGCGACCGGACCAGACATCCGCACCGTTCCCTCTGGTTCGGCGTCGGGGTCAAAGTCCATTCCTGGCAACTGGAAGGCCTCAAGGTCCTCCCATGTGGCGCATTTGGCGAGCGATTCGAGCCAGCCCTCAAGTTCCGAAGCACTATTGTAGTTAACCTGAGGAGCAATGGCCTCGAGCATCATCGGGACGTCGTCGTCCGAGACGCAGTAGGGCCCGCCAGCAACGCGGTAAAACATGTCCCGATCCATCGCGAGGAGATGGGCCAACTCCTTGGTGAGAACTGGAGTGCCTTCGTCGTCGACCTCGACAATGCTATCATAGCAGTGAAGGTCGATGTCGTACATCCTCGCAACGGCGATAAGGTATTCGCGAATGACAGGAGTTAACGAGTCGGTTGTCCAATACCCAAGAATCTTAAGCTTGTACTTCTCAACGTCAAGATTGCGTGCGACGGAGATTTTGCGAACCGCCTTGACGACGTCCGCGTACGAAGCTAGCGACTCGAGGGGCTTAGGATAATAACGCCCGAGGAAGAACGTGCCGTCCTCCGGACGCGAAAACGCCACTTTGAGCTTCATCCCGATCGCCTCAGTAAAGAAAATGGCAGAGGCGTTCCAATCATCGTCAGAAATACCCGGGAGATGCGGCCCAACACCGTCGTCGCCAAACTTTGGCCCGATGACGGCGTATGGAACGCTGTAGATGTCGACTTCGTGGTCCTTGATCATGAAATCCCCCCAAAACAGGTGGGTGAGATCGCCGCTCTTCTCAGCGTAATGCTTGAGTGCGGTGCGGATCGTGGTCCTCTTGACAGCCG